AGAGGCTGGCCTTCAGCGCCTTACCGCTCCAGCACACACCGAGCGCAGCGCCGAGCCCACGCAGCGCCGAGGTCCCCACGGCGATCGTGACCTCGCGTGCCGCCATGAACGACGTGGGCTTCTGGAGCTTGACCACGAACTTACCGAGCTTGACTTCCATCCTTCCTCCTTCTGACGTGAAACGTCCCCCGCACCTTGTAGCACGGGGGACGCTGCGTCAACCTGTAAGCGACCCTTACAGGTTCAGGCCGCGCTCACCGATCCGTAGCAAGTCCCGGAAAGCGTAAACGTGTTCGGGTCGCCTTCCGCGAAATCAAGGGAAATGCGGTTTGCGGTGAGGGTCAGGACGTGGTCCGTGGCCTCCCCCAGCAGGGTGCCCTCGATGCTGAGCACACAGTCGAGCCCGTAGGCGTCGCTGTTCGTGATCGTACTGATAGCCGCCGCGAAGGTGCCGGTCTTGTTGACGGCGTCCCACAGCGTCTTCGAGACGGCGTCAGAGAGCTCCGTCATATGCGCCGAGAAGGACCACGTGGGGAAGGTCTGCGACACGAGACGCACCGTGCCGAGGGAGCCGCGGTCCAGGTACGTGGTCACCTCGGTGTTCGAGTTCGCCGACAGGCCCGAGATGGAGAAGTCCCCCGCCTCGAACTCGACCGTGATCGCGATCGGGGTGCCGGTCCCGTCCTTGAGGATGATCGTGCCGTCGCGAAAGTTCTTAACGATAGGAAGCGCCATTTGATCCCCCTTACTGCAGCGGAAGCGTGTGAACGATGCGGAACGTTATCACACCGATGACCCATTCACCGATGGTGTTTGTCTCGCGCGTGGTGCGAAGGACCTGCACCTTGTAAGACTGCGGCCACGTCGCGTCGTAGGCCATGAGCTTATTGATGGCGCTCTGCTCGCCGTCCAGGGCGTCGTCGTAGCTGTCGCTCATGCCCTTCGGCGCGAGGCGCCAGGAGTAGCGCAGGTCGAGTGTCGTCTCGACGAGGAGCCCCTCGGCCGGGCGCCCACGGTAGGCGCGCAGGTCCTCGGTCAGCGTGGGGTGAACGGCGAACGCCTTGTGGGCGATCGAGTCGGCGTCGCGACCAAAGTTGTCGGGGGCCACCCGCGACTCCTTCCACCCGGTGAGTGTGAGGATCCGCGCGGTCACGTCCTCGCGCAGCTGCCTGACGGTCTTGCTGGCCATTAGTAAAACCCACCGAAGCGCGGGTAGCCACCGCGGCCGTTCAGCCACACGGTCGACGTGCCGCTCTTCTTCGTGTTCGGGTTGATCTTGTTCTCGTCGGCTTCGTCGTAGCTGAAGCGGAGCTGGCCCCACGTCTCGGTGTACATTCGCTGGTAGTGCTCGGCGAGGGCCTGCCACCGCCCGCCGTCGCCCGCGCTCGTCTGGAAGTCGGTGAACACGAGCTGAAGCGTGAGGGCGATATGAACGTCGCGCATCGCGCTCGGCTGGATCACCAGGTACGGGCGCCGGCCCTGCGCCACGAGGCGGTTGATGAGCGTGGCCCACGCCTCGTCGAGGTAGTCCTGATAGCTGGTCGTTCCCGTGGAGAGCAGCTGCGGCAGGTCGCTGTGACGCCGGAAGAGGTCCGCGTCGGTCACGACCGGGTAGAGCGTGCGGCGCACGAGGGCAGCGTCCTGACGGAAGACGTTTTGCACCGTCGCCGTCATCTGCAGCGTCCACTCGATGAGCCATCCCTCTTCCAGCGCCAGCGAGGTCGTGAGCGTCCCGAGGAGCGCGTAGGTCGCCACGCTCCCCGTGATGGTCACCGCCGCGGCGTTGACGACCACGGTCCCGTCTGCACGGTAGATCGTGATCGTCCCGGAGATGGGCGCGACGAGGGCGCCCGCCCGGTAGATGGGGCACTGGAGGTCTTGGTTACGCCCCCGCTCGATCGTCTCGCCCGAGCGGAACCGTGCCGTAAACAGCGTCTCGCTGATGCTCATGTGCCCCCCTCGCCGTCACTTATCGCGTTCGCGCCGGTCTGCCTTCTGGGCCTGCTGGCGCGCGACCTGCTCGGCGCGCTGAGGCGCCATCCCGCCCTCGACGAGACGACGCGTCATGGACTCCTTCGCCGCAGAGATGTCCTTACGCTCGCTCACGCCTTCGTCCTCTTGACGGGAGTATACATGCGCTCACGAGCGGCGCGCATATCCTCGAGGCGCTTGCTCTCGACGGGGAGCGCCAGCGCGCTACCAGGGTGCGTCGGCGCGCGCGTCTGATGCTCGCTCACGATCCGCTCCTGACGCTCGATGATCACGCCGATAAAGTCGGGGTCGGGGATCTTGATGAAGCCGTCCGCGACGAGGCGACGAATAAAGGCGCGATAGCCCTCCTGATCGGTGCTCATGCGGACCTGACCGGCGACGAGCTTCGGCTTCTCCCACTTCGACAGGAACACGGGACCGTTGCTGCCGGCGTACTGCACGCAGTAGCCGCCGGGCTCAGCATCCCACGGAATGATCGTCATACCCTTCTTCGCAAGGTGGACCTCGGCGAGCGCCGTGTCGCCGTTCTTGTCGACGCGGTTGAGTCCGGGGATCGCGATCATCTGCCCGAGGTCGGGAAGCCACTCGCCGTCCACGCACTGCCAATGAGCCGGATGGTGCGTGTACCACCACGCCGCATTGCCCGGCATGTTGAGCAGGTTCGCCATGCCCTGCGGCCGGCTAGCAGGTTGCGCGGCGAATGCGCCGCCGTCCGATGAACTGAAGTTTGCAGCCATTGAGTCTCCTTACGCACGAAGGCGTGCCCGTACCATAAGCACGGACACGCCTTGGCGCTAGGCTGAGCCTAGCCGACCATCACAGGTCGCTCACGAGCCCCACCCCGAGCAGGTCTTGGAGCTCGACCACTCCGAGGAAGCTGCTACCCACGACCTTGGTGAGTCCACTGTCTGCCGACCTTTCCCACTCGACCGCCACCGGGGCGCCCGCCGGGATGACCACGCCGCCCGCCGCCTGGATGGGCGCCGGGGTGCCGAGGGCGTAGGCGATCGCGCCGTTGCCGAGCATCATGCCGCGGTAGTCCGCGCCCGCGTTGGCGGTCGGGACGTAGCTGGACACGTGGACGTTGACGCCAAAGAGCTTGCCCTTGTAGGACGCGCCGAGCGCGGAAGTCTGCGCCTGGTTGGCAGGGAGATACTGACCCGGCCCCGTCTCCGCGCGGAGGCTGGACATGAGGTCATTGTACTGCTGCGGGTGCAGGATCACGTCGTACTCGCCCATCACGCTCTGCAGCTGCAGCGCGAAGATCGCGCTGTAGAAGGTGTCCGTGGTCATGTCCACGCCAGTGCTGCCGACCTGCGTGGAGAAGCCCGAGGAGAGCGCGCACGCGAGCTGGTTGAACCGGCCGTTAAAGGCCGCCACCATGGCGTTCGTGAGGCCGTCGAGGTCGACCCCGCCGGGCACCGAGTTGCTGACGCGAGCGAGGTCGGTCAGGTCATAGCGGAGGGCCTGCCGAGCCACAACCACCGTCGCCGCAGCGGAGGTGATCGAGGTGTTCGACACGGACACGCCGTCGCCAGGGGCGCTCATGATGTCGGTGCCGTTGAGGCCGACCACGGGCACCTGGATGGAGTCGGAGCCGGTGCCGTTGACCGACCCGACGTTGAGGAAGCACGGGGCATTGCGGAGGCTGCCGGTGTCGGCAAGCTTCATCACGATGGACTGGTACAGGACCGCAGCGACGCGAGCGTTGCCGTCGAGAGCGGCAAAATCGATATTGGCCATGGTGGCCTCCTAAAGAGGTTCGAGGTTTGCCGCGCCTATCGCTGTTGACGGGAGTTCGGCCCGAGCGCGTGGGAGTGTGCTCCCACGGCTACATTACGCCGCTCCGTGACAGACTGTCAAGGCGTGCGGAGCGCCGCGTTGATCGCTGCCGCGTTCGCTTTAAACTCCGCGGGGGTGAGTCGCATGATCGACTCAGAGGTCCACGTCGTCGTCGCTGGGGGCGTCTGCGTGACCGTACCGGCGTTGCTCTTCGGGAGCGGGGCCGCAGTCGGAGCGGGAGCGGCTGCGGGGGCCTCGGCGAGGTACGCGCGCACAGCCTTCGGGAGCGCCTCCTTGTTGCCGAGCCACTCCGCGAGCGGAGGACGGCCCTCGCTGGGGAGTCGGCTGTAGGCGTGCTGCACGTACTCCATGCCCTCGGCGTCGGTGATGCCCGCGGCCGAGATCTCGCGCTCGATGCGGAGCGCCTCGCGCTCGGCCTTGCTTGCGGCCTTGACCTCGTCGACCTGCGCCCGATACTTCTCGGCGCTCTCGGCCAACGGCGTCAGCTCGCCGACGCGACTCTCGAGCTCCTTGACGCGGGCGACCAGCTGCCGGATGCGCGCTGCCGCTCCGCTGTCGCTACCCTCGGTTGTGGTCGTGATAGTGGTTCCTTCCTCGCTCATTCTTCCTCCTCGCGTGCGGCTTGCACGCGCTCCCATACCGTTAGCTGTCGTCGTGACCATGCCCTGCCGGGCGCACCGCCCCACAGGTCCCACGCGATTCGGCCGGGGCTCGGATAGTCCGGATGCCCTGGCTTCGCGGCTGGCGCCTCGAGGTCCACCGCGTGGCGCGTGAAGTAGTTGACCATGCGCTTGATCGTGTCGATGCTGACCACGTCGCGGTTCGCCAGCTGCGACGCACGGCGCGCACCGACGAGCGTCCCGCCTCGCTTGTACTTCTCGCGGTTCGCGAGGCCGCGCTTTGCCACCGCCGCCACATCGACGGGCGCGCGGAGCTCGAAGCCCATGGCACGTTCGTCGCGGAGGAAGCGGCGATAGACCGCGGGGGCCTCGCGCTTCAGATAGTCGCGCTGGCGATCAGAGAGGAACGGCATCAGGTCGCCTCGGGCGCCGTGATTGTGAAGGACCCGCCCACCTCACCCATAAGCGCCTCGGCTGCGTCGGGCGCCATGTTGAAGAACTGCACGAGCATCTGCACGCCGGTAGACCTCGGGAGCTCGCCCTTCGCCACGGACGTAATGATGCCCTGTGCCGCCTGCACCTGCGCGCCGTTGAGCGCGACTGCGGAGGCCGGCACCCCTGCGGACGTGGCCGCTGCTGCCACGCTCTCCTCGGGAGCCGCCCCGCCCTCGGGCGCCTCGTCGTCCATGTCCTGGTCCTCGTGGATCTCGGCCTCGGCCTCGACCTTCGGGCCGAGCCCCAAATAGCCGCGGGCCTCGCGAAGACTCTCGATCACCGCGGCGATCACCTGGGCGTTGGCGCCGTCGAGGTCGAGAGCGGCGAGGGCCTCCTCGGCTGCGTCGAGCTCCTCGCCGACCTCGGACATAGCCTCCGCGTGCGCGGGGGATACATCGGGTGCGGCCGTCGCCGGTCGTACCTCCAAGTCTCCTTCTTCCGCGGCCGGCGACGCGCTTACCATCCGAGACTCTGCCATCTTCGCCGCGGCGATCTGCTCGAGGCGCACGACGGCGTCCTCGTGGGTCAGCGAGCCGAAGAGCCGCAGCGCCTCGACCTTGTCCATGAGGCCGGCCTCCATCATCTCCATGGCGTGCGCGCGGCGGCTGGCGAGCTCCTCGGGCGAGAGCGGGATCTCACGGTAGTGCACCGAATACCCGCCCTCCGGGAACTGCGTGCCCATGGCGCGGTTGTAGAGCGTCGCCGAGATGGAGACGAGGCGCTCGTCCGCGTCGCGCTGCTGGAGGATGTACTTCCTCTGCGCCGTCCGCTTGCCCTCGGAGGACAGACTGATCGCGTACCCGCTCTTCGCGCTGCCGCTCGTGCGCTGCAGGTCGGTCGGCGCGAGGCCCGCGTCGGTGGCGAGTCGGTGGGCGATCGCGGCGATCACGGCCTCGATCTTTTCCACGTCCGCCCCGGCCACGAACTGCCCGACCTGTGGCTGCTGTTCCATGGCCGCGTCGAGCATGAGGATGGTCGTCGGGTCGGTAACGACCTCGACCCGCTGCCCACGCGACCCGCCGTCGACCATGTCCGACCCGGCGATACGCACGCCGATGGCGTACCGCTGGGGAAACGATGCGTCGCGAAGCGTGTGCGCGAGGAAGCTGTAGTACACCGCGAGGTTAAGCGAGCCCTCGTAGAGCTCCACGCCGTTGAACGCGTCGAAGAGGCGATCGCCGTAGAGCGACGCGTGGTACAGCACGACCGGGAGGATCGGCGCCCCATCGGCGCGACGATAAGGGTACGCGTCGCCGGAGTACGTGCCGCCGAGGACCTCGAGGGTCACGTCCTCGCCCATGCCCGTGTCCTTCGCGAGGCGCACCGTGTAGGACGGGTTCGCCGGGTCGCGAATGTCCAGGACATCGTAGGCCCACTGCGCCTCTCCTCGGATGTGGCGCAACCGGATCTCGGCGTAGGCCAGCGGCGTCGTCGGCCGGCTAGGGTCGGCCTCGGCAATCGTCATATCGGGGGACACCGGGCGGTAGATCAGACGACCGTCCTCCACGTCCACTCGCATCCACATCTCGCGAAGCGCGATCACCATGCTCTGAAACCGCGCCATCTGGGGCCAGAGCCCCGCACGTGCGATCAGACCATTCGACCCGCACAGCTCGTCCACCGCCGCGCCGGCAGTGTTGTGGCTAACGTCCGGGGGGGCATCGTAGAGCGTGGCCAGCTCGGTCGCCACGACCTTAAACGGGTTGCTCGAGATGTCGGGGATACCCCACGCCTGGCGCCGGGTAGACCCCAGCTGCATCTGGAGCCGGTCCTCGAGGAGGCGCTGCCACCGTCCCTCCATCAGCGCCCGGCGGTGGCGGCTGTGCTCCCACCGCGACGCCTCCTCTGGGTTCGTCGGAGACGGCGGCTGCGGCATCTGCGTGTAAGCGTACATGGACCCCCCACTAGCCTAGTCTTATCGTACTCGGTTGGTAAAGTCGCCGGGTGTAAAGCTCGAGGCAGTACCTGAGCGCGTCGATGCTGTGCTTATGCTCGCTCGCCTCGCGTCCGTCGAACTTCTGCAGGTCGTCGATAAGCCCCCGGCACCGCGGGTTGATCGAGAAGTCGCCGCGGAGCATCGCCGCGGAGAGCACCCGGTAGCCCTCGAAGACCGAGCCGCGGGGCTTGTACGCCGTGTTGATGCGGAACGGGAGGCTTCCCGTGGGGAGCCGAAGCGCCCGCTCGAACGCCGAGCCCAGCATGGCGTTCGACTTCAGCGACCCGTTCTTCTTTCCGTAGACCTTACGGTCGCCGACCCATCTGTCCACGTTCTCCCACCGAAGCCCGCACCGCTTCAGCATCCCGAGGATCGCCGCGGCATCTTGATCCGGCGTGGTCATGCCGTCGCTCACGACCTGGTCGAGGACCCAGATCTTGGGATGCCCCTCGCCCGCGTCGCGGACCAGCGCCGTCAGGACCGCCACCTGAGCGCCAGCCTCGGTCCCGTGATCGATACCCACGCCGATGAGGGCCTCGCCCACGGGGGCGTCTGCCTTCACGTGCTGCGCCGGGTCGAACATCTTGAAGACGCGACCCTCGACCCAGCCCGAATCCCACTCGCCGTGGATGCGCTGCGCGACCTCTTGCGGGAGGACCTGCGACGTGAGCTTGTCGATGTCGCTCTGCTCGAGGAGCGGCCGCCCACCGATCGGCGTCGTGTTCTCGACCGTCAGCGGAAAGTGAAGGTCCTGCACGACCTGCTCCTCGACGAGGCGCTTCATCCATCCCAGCGGGAGCCCGATCGGCGTGAGCGTGATGGCGATACGCCCTCGCTGCCGAAGCACGCGCGCCGCCAGCTCTGACCAGATCTCTTCGGGCGGGGGCTCATCGATCAGCACGTAGTCGATCGTCGAACCCGCCAGCGCGAGCGCGCCCTGGTTGACCGTGCGGATGCGAAGCACCGATCCGTTCTTGAAGCGAACGATCGGCACCTTGCCGCGGAAGCCCTTGCCCGGCGTGTACTCGCAGTCGTCCTCGATCGCGTCCTTCGGG